GGATTTGCCGATAGCGATATGAAGCAAGGGATTGTTTCTGGCTATTTTGCCGTTTTTGGTAACAAAGATTTAGACGGTGATGTAATTGAGCCAGGAGCATTTACTAAGACAATCCAGGAGCGCGGTCCAGCTGGAAAGCAGTTGATTAAATACCTTTTGGATCACGATAAAAATAAAGTTGTTGCAAAGATTACTAACCTACACGAAGACCAAAAAGGTCTAAGATATGAGGCTAAGATTGGCAGTCACGCAGCTGGTCAGGACTTCCAGAAAATGATTGAATCGGAATTAATAAACCAGCATTCATTTGGATTCCGTACAATTAAGGAAATGTACGATGATCAAGCCAAAGCCAATTTGATTAAGGAGGTAATGATGTACGAAGGTTCAGCGGTGCAATTCTTAGGAGCTAATCCAGAAACTACCTTTATTGACCTTAAAAGCGAAGCGGATGCGTTTGAGTACCTTACAAGACTAGAAAAGTTTGTAAAGACTTCAGATGCAACCGACGAAACACTTGAGAAATTAGAAAATCAACTAAAATCACTTTTGGAAATGCTAAAGCCAGCCGAAGCTACTTTGGTAGAGAAGGAAGCCGTGGAAGTTGAAACGCTAACTATAAACGAACTTAAAAAAGAACTAGAAAAATGGAAAATTTAACTATCGATGCCGTTAAGGCGGTAATCGCAGAGGCTGGCGAAGCTTTAAAGGCAAAGGCTAGCAATGCAGAAGTAAAAGCCAATGAGGCTTTTGAAAAAGCTGAAGCTTTGTTGAAATCTTTTGACAATGTAGTAAGCAAAGAAGAGGCTGCGGAAATGCAAAAGCAACTTGACAAATTGGATATTGCTTTGCAAAAGAGTGCAGTTGAAAAAGAGGTAAGCGCCGAAGATTTTAAGAGCGCTTTTATTAAGGCTTATGCGCCTGTACAAGCTGAAATCGAGAGACTTAAGAATGAGCCTAACGCTCGTTTGAAAGCTCCTTTGGTTTTTGAAATTAATGAGAAAGCAGTAGGAACTATCACTTTGGCTTCTACCATTGCTAACGCTAACTCAAGCTCTCAAGTAACTATTTCTGAGTTTACTGGTGTTGTTTCTCCAGTTAGACAAAGATTGCTTGTTTACCTTTCCAACGTATCCGTTGGTGCTATCGGAACTCAATACGCAGTATGGGTTGAAGAATACGACCAAGAAGGAACTCCTGTAATGATCGGCGAAGGTGTTGAGAAAACTCAAATCGACGTTCAATATAAAGAGCAAAGAGCTAAAGTTGAGAAGATTGGTGTTCATATGAAGGTTTCTATGGAAATGCTTGAGGATGCCGCTTACTTGGCTTCTTACATTCAATCTAATGGCGTTAAGCGTGTTGAGACTGTAATTGAAAACCAGTTGTTTACTGGAAACGGTTCTTCTCCTCAACTTGCTGGCTTGCTTTCTAAGTCTACTACTTTCACCGGAGCTTCTATGGCTGGTGGTGTTGAGTCTGCTACTAACTGGGATGTAATTCACGGAATCATCGCACAAGTTAAAGCTGCTAACGGAACTGCTAACGGAGTATTCGTTGAGACTGGAGCTTATCACTTGATGCTTTCTGAGAAGGACGCTGACAAGCAGTATATCCTTCCTGCTGGTGTTACTTTCAACGCTAACGGTGGAATCAATGCTTGGGGAGTTCAGATTATCCCAACTAACGCTTTGACTGGAACCGCTGCCGATTTCGTAGGTGGTGATCTTTCAGTAATCAACGTACGTTTGAGAAGCGGATTGCAAGTAGCTATCGGAGAGTCTGGCGATGACTTCATTGACAACTTAAAGACTGTAAGAATCGAGCAGCGTTTGGTACAATTCGTATCTGCTAACGATACTCCAGTGTTGGTTAAAGGAACTTTCGCAGCTGCGAAGGCTCTTCTTGAGACTACCTAATATTTCATAGGTGTTTAATTTGGTTAAAAGGGGAAGCATTTTGCTTCCCTTTTTTTATTACAAATACTTGGAAATCACGATAGAAAAAAATATTTATTACTTTTAAAGAAAAAAAACGATGACAAATTTTACTTTATGCAAGCCACAAAGGTGCAAGCTGAAAATAAAATGTGAGAGATACCTAACCAAGGATGGGGGGGGTGGGGTCTCCGTTTACTTTGACAAAGAGCCTTGTAATTCCGATGGAACGGAATGCCCTATGTATTTTAAAAAGAATTGTAAAACCTGCGGTGAAATATGAAATTTACTGAAGAAGAATTTTTGCAAGCTGAATTAAACGATTTTAAGCTTACTATAGATAATCAAGATTTTGTAGCGTTAGCCAAAGAGGTTGCAGAATATTGCAAGAAATTTAAACCAGAAAGCGTTTTGGATTATGGTTGTGGAACAGGAGTTTATTCTGAAATATTTAGACAAGAAGGATTTAATATTATTGGCCAGGATAAATTCAAAAGCCATAGGGATTATTGCAAAGAAAATTATCCAGATTTAAAAGTTTATCAAAAGCCAAGACAAGCAGAATTGATGCTTTGGATCGAAGTTGCCGAGCATATGACTGACAACGAAATAAACAAAGCATTGGAAGCCGTTTCTCCTAAAGTTATTTTATTTTCCTCCACGTCTAATAAAACGCCTTGGGATGCCGATTGGGGACACATAAACATTAAAACAGAAAAGGATTGGATTGCTATGTTTAAAGGTTTAGGCTATAAGCTAATTGAGAAACCTAAAACTCCTACTTTATGGGCGTTGACGTTCCAAAAAATCTAATTTACTTTATTTACTATGGCGGTAAAATAACGCATTACCATAGGCTTAATTTAAAGCTATTAACAAAGTATTGGAGCGTTTTTAATGGCAAAAAGGTGGTAAAGGTTGCTATTGATGGAAGAGCGTTTCTAGAGCCTTTAAAATCGCTTTTACCAAAGGATTGCCAAATTGAATTGGTAGAAAATAATCGCACTTTTGGTGAAGCTGCCCATTTTTTAGATTCATTAAATAGGATCAAAGATGGGATAACTTTTTACGCACATTGTAAAGGTGTTTCTAGACCTATTTGGAGAGGCTTAGACCTTTGGATTGAGCATAGCTATAAAGGTAATTTAGAAACGATTCCAGACCTTTCTAATAAACTATTTTCAGGAGTTTGCGGAAAGCTTTTGCCTTGCCCTCCATACGTTCCTCAAGACTTTCATTATTCAGGCTCTTTTTATTGGTTTAATACAGAGAAAGTAAAAGCGAGATTGGGTAAATATGAAATGAATAGATATTTAACGGAACGCTTTCCAGGTATGATCGCAAATAAAAGCGAATGCCTATTTAATTATCCTTATTCAGATAAGAATTTAAACTTTTACGACGAAAAAACGTGGGCGATACTTTAAAGATATTTTATTCAAACCCTTTCGACTTAAATAAAAATATAGGGAAAGCCTATAACGAATATTTGAGTACATTAAACGCTCAAGATGATGATTGGATAGTAATGCAGGACGGTGATATTTTGTATTTGACGCCTGATTGGGGGAAAAGAATTTACGATGCTTTGGCTTTAGATGGAGATAAATTTGGTTTAGTTAGTTGCTATACTAACAGATTGAGAGCAAAGCATCAATTATACAAGAATGAGTTTAGCTACGATCTAAACGTGCGGAATCATTACGAAATTGCTTTAACTTACCAAGGAGAAGGAATACAAGAAATAAAGCAGTACGTTGCTGGCTTTTTTATGGCCTTTCAATACAAGACTTGGAAAGCGGTAAAAGGATTTCAGGAAAATAGCGTTGCCTTTGATTCTTTGTTTTCTATGCAAGTAAAGGAGTTGGGTTTAAAGATTGGTTTAATACGGTCGCTTTACGTTTTCCACGGATATAGACTATGGACAGACGTTGAGCCGTGGAATGAGAAAAAACATTTACTAAAATAAATAGTATCTTTATGATAAAATTATTGGTAGACCTAGTTCCCTTTGAAAAAGGCGAAATAATATGCGTAGGAAAGACCTACAACACTTATTTGGTCGACAAGGGACTGGCTGTATGGATCAAAGTTGAAAAACAAGACTTTAAAACAAAATGAGCGTAAAAAGACCTTTGGCAATTATTTACGATTCCCAAGTAAATACAGAGCCTATAACTTTAGCAGAGGCTAAAGCCTGGATGCAAATTGATTATAGTGACTGGGACACGTTAATACAAAACACTTTAATCCCAGCCGCTAGGATTGAATCTGAAAAAGCCTCCGGAATGCTTTATGTTGAACGTGACGTAGAAATACAGAATAATAAAAAAGACGAGCGGATTTATCCCATTGGCCCTTGGGTGGAGGATGTAACTACAGACGAAACAGAGGTAGAAAACTACATTTATACCGCTGGATTTAATAACGATAATCCTTTGCCTCAAGATTTAAAAATTGCAATGCTTAAAAGAATTGCGACTGATTTTGCTTACCGTCAAAACATTATAAGCGTTCAGGAATTGTACGCTCAAAAGGCAAGTATTACAACTGAAACAAAATACAGAGCTGATTATTTCGCGTAATGATAAATTTTGGAAAATATAGCGAGAAAGTAATATTCCAAGGCTTCTCAAATACAAGCGATGGAGCTGGAGGTATTTTGTCTAGTAGTGTTAACGTATTAACAACCTTTGCAAGAGTTAATCAAACAAGAGGCAACAATGCTATTGAATCTCAAGAACTTGTTTTGCCTAATACCTACGAAATTGCCATTCAGTTCAGAAATAGTTTTACGCCTAGTGAAGATCATAGAATTTTATATAGGTCAAAATATTATAAAATTCTTTCGGTTAGACTTGATGACCAAAGACAACACAAAGAGTATATAATTCAAATGATTGGCATCCAATGAGCGTAAAGGTAAATGGATTGGACAAGGCTTTAGCAGACCTAGACAAAAAAGGCGATAAAGTTATTGAGGCGGTAAAGGAAAAGCTTGCAGATGTAGCAACCGAAATAGAAATAAAAGCTATACAACGCGCTCCAAGTCAATGGGAAGGATTGCCTTTATCAATTAAACAGAGGATTGATAAAGTTGCTGAAAATAATGGTTTAAATTGGCGAGTAGGCGTTCAAAGTGGAAGTTCTGATTTTGAAATTGAAGCTTGGCTCGAATTTGGGACCGGATTAAGTGCAAAACAAATATTATCCGGTCCTCAATATACTCCAGAAATTAGAGCAGTTGCTCAAAGGTTTTACAGAAATGGCCAAGGACGAATTATCGGCCAGCCTTATTTATTTCCCTCTTATTTTGAAGCAACCGCTAATTTAGCGCAGGAAATGGAAAAAGAAATAAACGATAATATCAAATGAGAGAAATAGCAACCGACATAAGGGTAGCAGTTTTAAATGCAATAACGCCTCTAGTAGTTAGCACTACCACAATTCCTGTAAGAGACACATTTATGCCTCCAAGCGTTACTATTCCAGATTTTCAAACTGGTAAAGCTTACGTTTTATTAACTGATCAAAGCGAAGCCGAGACAACAAATAACGACTGTTCAATTAGGCAAAGCGTAAATTTTAACATCAATATCGTTACCAAATTTCCTGTCGGTAGTGGAGGTAAAAAAGCAAGCGAATTAATCTCAAATGCTATTCAGTTAAAAATGACCGAACAATATTTGATTTTACCAGCTGATTTGCAGCTAATAAATATTAGAAAGTCATTTTCTAGAGTTCAAATTGAGCAAGGTTCTACAGAAATAGCTTACCAAAAAATTCTTGGCTATACCTTGGATATTTTTCAAGTATCTTGATAAATAAAAATTTATGTATATTTGTCTAAACAAATAAGCTATGGCAACTTATCAACTTGGTAACTTCTTTACTTTCGAGTGGAACTCTCTTCCAGTCGTTTGTAAAACTTCCGCTTCCGTTTCTATTTCCAATGAATCCGTAGTAGTAAGAAACGACTGCACGGGCGATTATGGAGTAAGACTTGAAGGAGGCGACAAATCTGGTTCATTCTCTTTTTCAGGTGACCTAGATTTTGACTCTACAGGAGCTTCTAACCTTTCAGCATTTGATTTGATGGAAGACATTGGTAAAGTATTTGAATTGATTTTTGGTGGCGTTGATCCAGGTGATAAAATTATTACCGTTGATGCCCAACTTAATTCAATCGAAATTACCGCTGAGAGAAATTCTCAAATTTCTTTTACTGGTACTTTTGACTTTGCTGGCGCTCCTGCAATCACAGTAATACCAACCTAAAAAATAATTTATGGCTAAATACCATTCTGCGCCTTATAAGGAGGCGGAAATTTTCTTTTACCCTAATCTTGGGGCATTAGCAAATTTTGAAGATTTTACTGGGCAAGGAATTGCTGATGCTTTTAGCGGGCAGTCAATTCCAAGATTAGATTTAATCTATGCCTTGTTAATTGAATGCCACAAAGTGGCTTGCATAAGAAAAAGTACAAATCCAATTTCTTTAGAAGAGCTAAAGATATGGGTTGAAGGTAAGGATGTAATGAAGTTATTTAACGAAGTCCTTGCCGATTTATTACTTGAGCTTGGGCTTGGTGAAAACCAAGAAAAAAAAATTTAAGTCAAGACCAAGAAGAGGAAGAGGCTTATTCAGCTAGAGAAAATTTAATGCTGATCGTAGGTAGGACTAAAATACCATACGATCAGCTTTTTGCTTTATCAAGAAAAGAGTTAAAGTCTTTAATTAAAGGTCACGAAATAGACCAAAAGGATTTGGTAGAATCTTTAAGAGTTCACGCTATGTTAGGTCTACAGCCTCATTTAAAGAAAGGAGCAAATATTAACCCAATGCAACTTTGGCCTTTGCCTTGGGATACAAAGCCTAAACCTTTCCAATCAAATGAGAGTGATTTTGCTAAAGCCAAGAAATTGTTGGAAATTGCATCTAAACTAGAAAAAAATGGCAAATCCAAGAATAGAAGTTGAGATAGGTGCTAAAGTAGAAGGCTTATCGGCTGGAGTTAATCAAGCAACAAGTCAACTTGATAAACTAGGAAAATCGGCCCAATCTACTGCGCCACAAATTCAAAAATTAACTCAAGCAACCGCTGGCTATAATTCCATAGGAACAGACTTTGCTAGAATTATTCAGGATGCGCCTTTTGGAATTATTGGTATTGGTAACAATATTACTCAATTAGCTGGATCGTTTCAAGTTTTAAAGAATCAAACTGGCTCAACTGGAGCGGCCGTTAAAGTTGCTTTAGGATCAATTTTTAGCTCAGGAAATTTATTAGTTTTAGGAATTTCTGCATTAACTACAGTTTTTACAATTTTACAACAAAAAGGATTTTTTAAAACAGAGGAGGCGGCAAAATCTTTATCAGACCGATTAGAAGAATATAGAGAAAAATTAGATAATATAACAAAAGCTTCTTTAGAAGGTCAAATAAACGCTCAAAAAGAAATATCTTCTTTTAAATTATTAACTGTACAAGCTGAAAATACTACTTTAAGTCTTGAAAAAAGATTAGCAGCTGTAAATGAATTAAGAAAGCAATATCCTGAATATTTAAAGAATTTAACTGACGAACAAATTTTAACTGGTAATGTTGGGTTAGCTTATCAAAATTTAACAAAAGACATACTTGCGTTAGCACAGGCAAAAGCTTTTCAAGATCGGATTAATAAAAATTCGGCTGATATTTTAACATTAATTCTCGAAGAAGAAGAAAAATTACTGCAAGTTCAACAAAAACAAAATAAAGCTGCTGAACTTAGAAAATCAGCAAGAGAACAAACAGTTAGGGATCGAGGTGGTCAAAATGAAGAAACTTTACTTGCAAATGTTTTAGAAAGTGAGGCTAAAGATATTTTAAAAGAAATTAACCAAAGTGAAAAAGAAAGAGCTAAATTAAAAGAGCAAAATAAAAAATTAGAATCTCAAATAGTTGAAAAAAGTTCTGAAGGAGCAAATTTTGCAAAAGTTAGAACTGTAGAAACAAAGAAAAATGTAGATGAGGTACAAAAGTTAAAAAGGACTTTTGAAGACATTTCTAAACTTGATTTTTTAGATCTTGCTAAACTTGAAAGAACTGGAGCTTTTTTTGAAGGAGTTGAAAAACAATTAATAAAAGTTGAGTCTGGAGCTGCAAGAACTAGAGGAATTTTTACCCAAAATATTGGAGCAATTAATAAATCCAATAAAGAACTTATTGATTCTCTTCAAGGTAGTGGAATAAGTATAGAACAGTTTTACGCAGCTATAGCTAACGGAGCTGCTGAAGGATTTAGTTCTTTAGAGTCATTTATTACTGCTTTAGGAGAAACTCAAGCATTTATTAATAAAACTTTTGAAATATTAGAACAAGGTGCAGAAAATACTTTAGGTGACGTTGCTTTTGCCATTGGTGATGCTTTAGCAAGTGGTGGTAATGTAATAAAAGCAGCTGGAGCCGCTTTACTTGGTGGTCTAGCTGGTATTTTAAATCAACTTGGACAATTAGCAATCGCAACTGGATTAACTATAACAGGAATTAAAAAGGCTTTACAGACTTTAAATCCAGCCGTAGCGATTGGAGCTGGAATTGCTTTAGTTGCGCTTGCTGGATTTGTATCATCTAAGGCAAAAAGTCTTGGAAGTGCAGCTCCTGGAGGCGGAGGCGGAGGAGGCGGTGGCTCATCCGTTGGTAGCTCCGGAGTTGGTGGCGGCTCTTCATTTGTCGGTGGAGCACAAGGTGGATTATTCCAGCAAAATAGAGATGTAAGCGGTGAATTTGTAGTGCGAGGCCAAGACCTAGTTTACGTTTTAGGACAAGCAAATAACAGGATAAATAAAGGATAATGAATGATTATAGGCTTTTACTTGCCGTAAGGACTGGATTGGGTACAATAACAGTCAATGGAGTTGCACCTGTAGAATTTTATACCGAAGGCGATGTATTGACGATTGCAATTACTCCAGATGCTGGTTTTCACACGGCTAAATGGTACGCTAGTCCAGGTAATTCTTTAATATCATCGACTTTATCTTTTAATTATACGATGCCGTCTCAAGACGTAAAAATGTACGTCGAATTGACTGGCCAAAATACTCCTGTAAATGATTACGGCTTAAAATACCAAGGCGGATATGCTACTAATTACGGAGGTTTGGTTTGGGATTTGCAAATACAAAAGCAAGGCTATTCTGGAGCCGTTACAGCCTTACAGATCAACGATATTACTTACAACTGGGGTAATACAGGCGATGATCCTTTAACCACGCTAATAGGCTCTTCCGTTGATTTTACGATTGCTGGAGAAACAGGCGATTTCAATGAATTTCTAGTAGGTGGAAACAGAACTTGGAAAGTAGTTTTAAGCCAGATTGGAGCAAATAACGATATTACCGCGTGGCAAGCTGCAACTGTTACTCCTAGCTTTAGAGACATAGCTTACGGAAATGGCCGTTTTGTAGGTATGGCAACAGTTAATTCCTACTCAAATGATGGAATTACTTGGACTAATGGAAGCGTATTAAATACTGAATATGTAACTTTTGGAAATGGTTTATTTGTGGCAGTAGGTTACGCTAGCGTTTCAGGAGTTCCAACTTCATTTATTCAAACTTCTACAGACGGAATAAATTGGACTAGCAGAACTCCAAGTGAGGCTATGTGGTTTCAAGATATTGCTTATGGAAATGGCTTATTTGTTGCCGTTGCACGATCTGGTACTAATAGAATAATGACTTCGCCAGATGGTATTACTTGGACTTCTAGAGCTACAGCAATTAGTCCAACATTTAGCGGAGTTGCTTATGGTGCTGGATTATGGGTTGCCGTTTGTGATACTTCACCAGGAGGTACGACTTTTACTTCATACGATGGTATTACTTGGGAGGAGCAACCAACTGCTTGGAGTGCTTTTACTATAACTTATGCCCAAGGTAAATTTACAACTGGTACTTATTATTCTACAGATGGATTTACTTGGAATAGCGTTACAATTCCTTTTACTCCTGTAAGAATAGCTTATGGAAATGGATATTTTATTGGAGTAAGAAGTACCGGAGTAAATAGAATAGAATATTCAACAAATGCTATTAACTGGGTTTCAATCCCAGCGGCCTCTACTGCTACATTTGAGGCCGTAGCATTTGGAGAAAATACTTTCGTAATTGGTGCAACAAGTGGAACGATTAGATTAAACTACGTTTTATTTGAAGGTCTTTTACCTTATTTCTCAGGCTATATTGCCCCTGACTTTATTACTTCGCAATTTAAAAGCGGACAAAAGCTATTTGAATTTACCGCCATTGATGGCTTAAAAGGCTTTGATTCAATACGTTCAAATTTCTCTAGCTGGCCTGATCCAAGAACGCAAGCTTTAGCTGGAATTATTGGGCCTTTAAATCAATCATTTGTCGATAAAAGGCAAGTTGTTATTGGATGCGAAGTTCACGAAACTAGAATGGACGATTCAATAACTCCATTTAGACAATTTAACGTTCCTTTAAATGCAATTTATACAGATGGAGAAACCACAAAGTTTTCTAATAATGTAGCAATTCAAAACGAGCAATTATCCTTAAGTGACACATTGGAAAGAATGGTAAATCCATTCCTTTGCCGTGTATTCTTGTGGAAAGATGTTTTTTACGTTATTAGATTGACAGAATTTGGAAAGGTAAGCTTTACGGCTTATACTTTCAATCCTGATCAAAGTTTAGAGGCTACAACAACGATTCTAAACGGCGATGACATTAATGCGGACATAAATAGACCGGAGGAAACGGCAAGGCGAGTATTTACCGAGTTTAATTCATTTCTAAACCTTGGGGTTTTGGATAAAGATAGCCAAGGCGGAGTATTTGATGCTAAATTTGCGGCTGCGGAATGGGGTTTAAATTCTGCAAGTTCACCTTATCCAAATACTTACCAGCTTTTGCTTTGGGATTATGTAAGGGCAATTCCTAGCAATCAACCTTCTAGCGTTCCAAGTGGATCGACTGCCTTAGTTCAGTATGTTTCCTCAAGTGCTGGCGAATTTGCTCAGATTTGGACAACAACAACAACGGCCGGAACTAGCGATCCAAATATTAGCTGGATTTCAGCAAATAGCTCAAGTACAGGCGGTGCGATTACTATAGCTCAAGAAACGGCAAACAGTATTTCTTTAACATTTGAATATATGGTAGAACGTGTTTCTACTAGCTATCCTGTAACGCCAGCGGCTGGAACGCATTCAGTTGGATTAATGGTAAAAATTGGAAATCAATTTATGTACCGTGATACGGCGACGACATTTGATTGGACAAGTACAACAACGGTAATGCAATTTGCCGTAACGGCTGGCTCTGTATTTAATTCGATTGCCATTAATAACGTTCCAGTACCTACAGATGGCGAAGTTGAAATACGGCTTTATCAACTTATCTGTAATGGCGGAACGGCTAACAGATATGTAATTAGGTATAAAAATTTAAGCCTAAAGATTGAAAAAACTGAAGGTTTATCTTTGTCTAAATTAGGAGTCAAAGCGGTTACAGGTTCGCCTTATTCAAACGTGCATCCTGATTACAATACCTATATTGGAGACGCGATTACAAATAATAGCGCAAGCGCAATAAAATTGCTTTTGGCAGGTGATCCTGTTTCTGAGGAATGGAGCCGAGATGGGGTAGAATCTTTGCCTTTGCTCGATATTATTGTACAGGAATTGGCTAATTTAAAAGGACGAACTAATTACAGAATATTGGCAACATTGGAAAGGCGAGAAATAGTACCTTATCGCTCATTTCTTTACAATGATAGATATTGGGCATTAATTAGCTATCAGTTAAATTGCCGTACCGGAACGGCTCAAATTGAATTATACGATTTAGGAATTGAACCAACTTCATAAATGGCAGACGTTAACATAAGTAAGTATAGGGCAAGCGTAGTTAGGTCAGGCTCTGCGCCTGCAACTCCTGGCTTTGTTGTAAGTGAGGGGCAAAACCCAGTCGACCCAGCTGGCAGCGGTCAGAACCATTTGCCAGTTACAATCGCCCCAGTTTCTACTGGCTTGGCAATTACAGACGCTCAAGTTTTAGGCGGTGCTGGAACTGTTGCGCAATACATTCGAGGAGACGGCTCTTTGGCCGATTTTCCGTCAATTACTGGCGGCGGCGCATCTGTAAACTATTATTTAAACGGCTCTGTTAGCCAAGGCACAATTGGCGGAATTGCTTATAGAGAGTTAAACAGAATTCCAATCTTTGGAGCTGGAACGGACATAAGCATAAACGCGGACGGCTACATTGCATCGTTTATTACAGACGCTGGCGACCCGAATAAGTTACTTATTCCAGCTGGAAACTGGAACTTTGAAACGTATTTCTCAGCGTCAAGTAATGGAGGCTCGCCGTCATTTTATATTGAGCTTTATAAGTACGACGGAACAACATTTACCTTAATTGCATCAAGTAGCGCATCGCCTGAGTTAATCGCGTTTGGTACAAGCTTAAACCCATATTTCAGCACTTTAGCAGTTCCTCAAACGACTTTGGCGTTGACAGATAGATTGGCGGTTAGATTCTACGTTACGCATTCAGGGCGCACAATTACGCTACATACTGAAAACAATCATTTATGCCAAATTATCACAAGCTTTACCACGGGTTTAACGGCTTTAAATAATTTAACAACGCAAGTTCAATTCTTTGCGGTTGGAACTAGCGGAAGTGACTTTAATATAGCCAGTTCAGTTGATACCCATACATTTAACCTACCAACTGCAAGCGGTACAAATAGAGGCGCTTTAAGCTCGGCTGATTGGACAACATTTAACAATAAAGAAAACGCCATAACTGCTGGCACGACCGCTCAATACTTTAGAGGAGACAAAACCTTTCAAACGCTTAATACTAGCGTTGTACCTGAGTTAACCAATCTTTATTATACCGAGGCTAGGGTAAACGCAAACACAAACGTGGCTGCAAATACCGCCGCAAGGCATAACGCGGTAACAATTGGAAC